GGGTTATTAGCCCCCGCCCTCCCTATTATCAGCCGCGACGACGACGGCCGGTGTCACCAGCGGAGCCATCGACCGATTCGGCCGGCGCACCGTCGAGCGAGATCCAGTCGATCACGTCAAACACGGGGGTGTAGACGCGACCGTAGGATTTATGCTGATAATATTCCGAGCCGAGTTTCACGACGGCCACAGGCGCGTCCTGATTTTTCTCGACTTGATCGGCAACCTTCATGGCGAGCTGGTGCATAGCGCGCTTACCGCCAACGGACGTGACCGTGTAGCGGGCTTCCGTGCCAGCATCCTCACCATCAAGGCACTTGACGCTCATGCCGACCTGGGGCTCCCAACCGCGCTTAGCGCCGGGAGGGGCCACGTCCAGTTCGGGAAGCGGTTCCGTAATGGACACCATCTTCTCGCCAAGAACCTCGCCTTCACCCCACGCAATGAAACCGTGGACGAACGAGAACGGATTGACCGCCCAACGTCCATCTTTGTCGATCTCAGTCTGATCCGCGCCGTAAACCCAATGACCGGTCTTATCCATTTTCAGAATGACCGAACCAACGCTGGCGTCGGTGTCGAGTTTACGCAGCGACTCAGCCAGAGACGCAGCGGTAGGGAGATTGGCGTTGCCGAACTTAACAATATTAGACATTACTTTACCTCAAGTTTAGAGAAGGCCCGACGAATATCGGAACCTATTGTAATCACCGCCGGCCGGGGATCGCTCTCCGGCGCGATTGTGTTACCTGTTGAGACTGCGACGACGAGATCCTTCGGCAGATCTAGCTGATGCTTCTTCAGCACTTTCTCGACCTGCGCCGGCGACTTCAGTTCGGTCACAATCAATTCTTCGGAATCAAGTCCCATTTGCTCAAGAGCCTCGCGCGCTCCTTCAGCATTAACCCATTGGCGAGTGGCGCGCTTTGGGACAAGTTTCCATCCGTCAATTGGCGCGTTGTTTTCCAGCATCGTCTGGGCCAGTTCACGAACGCCTTTAGCCCATTCTTCCGCAAGTATCGCCATCGCCAAAGCATGTTGCATCTTCTCCGGGTCTATCGCTTTTACTTTCGTCGCAATCGCGCGCTCTAGTTTACCTGTAAGCAATGGGCAGACAGGCTTGGCAGCGCACCAACGGCAATGATCGCCAGCGGCAAACGGCGCGTCGGGCTTGAAAGATTGCTGCACAGCATCATACAGCGTGCGCTCGAACGCCTTGATGCGACCGGGCGTCGTCACCCAGCGCTTTACATATGGCGGCTGCACAATGATGAGTTCGATCTCGTCGACGTTCTCAAACACCCAGCGCAGTTCTGGCGTGCGCATACCGGCCGCCGTGTAAAACATAAGCTGTTCGTTCTCTTCCGCGTCGACAGCAACACCGTCGCCAAACTTCCAGTCTAGCAGTATCGCGCGATTGCGTATGCGGCCAGCGAGATCGCAACTACCAAAAACTCCGGCAAGGAAACCTCCAAAGTGAACGTTAACCTCTGTGACGAATTCCAACTCATTATTAGGGTCGATTTCAATCAGCGCGTAAAGCGCTAGGATAATCTTCTCATTATCCGTGTAGTCGTCAACCTTTGCGCCATGCGACAAGATCATGTGCATCGCGTCATGCAGACGCGAGCCTTCTTCGGCGTAACTGCTTGTTGGTTTTGGTGGAACTGTATTAACCAGCGCCCGCGAACCGGGGCAGTTAATCAAACGCTTAGCGGTCGATCCGCCGACGATGTTGCTGTGTGTCATTACTTTATCTCACCTTTCGTAAAGAATCTTCTAGCATAGAATTTCGACGTGTGCTAGACATTTTTTTATGCCGAGGAGAAAAATATGTTGACTCAACAGCAAGCGCTTGATCTTTTTGAGTATGAAAAAGGAAAACTTTTTTGGCGCATAAATGTGAGCCCGCGCGCGCGAGCGGGAGCTGAAGCCGGGTCGCCGTCGTCAAGCGGCCATATAAAAATACGCTACCTGCATAAATATTATCTCGCGCACAGGATAGTGTTTATTATGTTTAACAAAAACTTACCGGATTGCATAGACCACATAAACGGCGACCCAAGCGACAATAGAATTGAAAATCTACGTGCAGCCACGCCTTCGCAAAACGCCATGAATAAAAAATTAAACTGCACCTCCAGATCTAAAGCTAAAAATGTGCGGTGGAGCGCGGAAAGAAGTAAATGGCACGTTCAAATGAGCATACGCGGGAAACACACTCATATCGGCACATTTGAAGATTTTGAATTAGCTAAGTTTGTGGCGGCTGAATACCGAGATAAATACCATGGGGAATTTGCAAACCATGGTTGAATTGGAACGTGAAATCGAAAAATATTTCGTAAAATGTGTGCAAGCCGTTGGCGGCAAAGCATATAAATTCGTCTCGCCATCAAATCGCGGCGTCAGTGACCGAATCGTTTGCTTACCAGATGGCACCACGCATTTCATAGAGTTAAAGCGTCCCGGCGGTAAACTATCGCCGCTTCAGTCAGCGTTTGCGCGTGACATGGATCAGCTCAATCAGAACTATGAAGTTCTATGGTCTAAAGAAGAAATCGACCAATGGCTACGAAGGCATATTACAACGAAATAGACCCTTACGCCGCGCAATGGCTGCGTAATCTTATGGCCGCCGGCCATATACCAACCGGCGATGTAGACGAAAGATCAATTACCGATGTTCAACCAATGGATCTTGAAGGCTACATGCAATGTCACTTTTTCGCAGGAATTGCCGGGTGGAGTTATGCGCTCCAGCTTGCCGGATGGCCCGACGACCGACCCGTATGGACTGGATCGTGTCCCTGCCAGCCCTTTAGCGTCGCCGGATTGCAAAAAGGCCGCGACGATGACCGGCATTTATGGCCGCACTTTTTTCGGCTCATCCGCGAATGTCGACCCGAGATTGTCATGGGTGAACAAGTTGCAGGAAAGGCTGGATATGCTTGGTTCGACGAAGTGCGATCTGATTTGGAAAGTGAAGACTACGCCTGCAATGGCGTCGATATTCCGGCTTGCGCCGTCAATGCGCCGCACCTTCGCCAGCGACTCTATTGGGTTGCTTCCGACACCAAGCGGAACGAGCAACCACGGCAAGAATCATGTAGCGGGGCGCCTGGACGAATGGGGCGGAAGTTCAAATCCGTTTCGTGGGACACCCCTTGGCAGAGTGCACTGTCCGCGTTTCGAGCTGTGGATGATGGGCTTCCCCGAAGAGTGGGCGCAACAGATGCCGCTCGAAACGCCATCGTCCCGCAAATCGCGGCAGAAGTCATAAAATGCCTGATTTAAGACCATACCAGCATGACGCCGCCGATTTCCTCTTCGCCCATGATCGGGCAATGATCCTCGCGCCAGTAGGCGCGGGTAAGACAGCGATCACGTTGACGGCGATGTCGGACATGACCAGCAAAGGTCATTGCGACCGCTGGCTTGTGTTAGCGCCGAAGCGTGTTTGCACGGACGTGTGGCCTATTGAGCGGCCGAAATGGGCCGAACACATGCGCATGGCTGTCGCTGTCGGCACGCCCGTTCAACGCAAAAAAGCGTTCGCGGCCGATGTTGATATAGTCGTCACCAACTACGACAACATTCCGTCGATAGATCCGAAAGACTTTGACGGCATTGTCTTTGATGAGCTGACGCGTCTAAAAAACCCATCCGGCAAACGGTTCAAATTTTTGCTTAAGATCCTTGATAAGTTCAAGATTCGCTGGGGCTTGACCGGCTCGTTTACATCGAACGGTCTGGAAGACGTGTTCGGGCAATGCAAGGTCGTCGATCAGACGCTGCTAGGCCGCAGCAAGGGCGCGTTCTTGCAACAGTATTTTTACTGTGTGAACCGCGACTATGGCCAGTGGGAGCCGTTGCCGCAAGCGCTGCCGAAGGTCATGGAAGCCATCAAACCGGCGACTTATGTGCTGGAGCCTGGCGAGTATAAGGACAAGCTGCCGCCGCTCCATGTTGTGCAGATCCGGTGCGAGCTTGAGGACCGCACACCATACGAGAACATGAAGAAGGAATACGTGCATGAAGAGATCACGGCTCCTACAGCGGCTGCTGTCACAAACAAGCTTCAGCAGCTCACGTCCGGCTTCGCTTATGATGGTCAAGGCCATGCTCAGTGGTTTGGACGCCAAAAGTTTGAATCTCTCCGAGACATCCTCGACGAAAACCAGAGAGACAACACCATCATCGTCTACAATTACAAAGAAGAATTAGCCGAGCTTCAGCGGCAATTCAACGTCACGACGATCGACGAACCAGACGCCATCGAGCGCTGGAACGCTGGCAAGATTGAGTTGCTGGCGATCCATCCCAAGAGCGCCGGCCACGGGCTCAACCTACAGTTCGGCGGCAACAAAATCGTTTTCCTGTCGCTGCCGTGGTCGCTCGAACTATTCGAACAAACAGTCGGGCGCCTGCACCGCAGCGGACAAACGCGTGACGTGTGGTGTTATCTTATCATGTGTAATAAAACTATTGACGAGCGTATCCTGTCTAGTTTACAAGACAAGAAATCTTTAGCGGAAATCGCCCTTGCAGAACTTAACATGGAAAACCCTTAACGATCAGCTTGCTGATCTTACCGAGACAGAAGTGCAAGATCTTCTGGAGGAAGAGATGCGTCACGCCCGGCGCTCTACGATCCTAGTGCGACTGCATCAGCGCTTCACAGTGCTGAGAATGTTGAGAGAAAGGGCGGCCATTATGGAGATCATAAACAATGACACCTCAAGAACTGCTTAAAGACGCCAGCGCCATCATCGACCAACGCGGGGAAGGTTACGGCGGCATTGAGAACAATTTTCAGCTCGCCGCCGACTTGTCGTCGCTGCGTCTGGGCCGTGATTTTCACCCCTATGAGATCGCCATCATCATGGCTTGCGTTAAGAACGCGCGTGCGTTCGCGTCACCGGATCACATGGACAGCCATATCGACGCGGTGAATTACGAACTGTTCGCGGCGACTTTTGCATCGGATTATGCGGCTACCAAGTCTGGCGTTGAGTTTATTGACTACCAGAAGAAGGCTGACCGTAAGCCGGCCAAAGCTCTAAAGCCGACACGCGCGGCGGAGCTTGCCGTAGTCCACGATCATGTTAGCCAGCTCGCTACCCTTGGGGAGAGCGCGTAATTCCTTAGCGGCTAAGGTTTGGCGTTCCGCTGAGTAATCAACCAGTGGGGGACATGCGCCCCCACTGGTAGTCTGACAGCCGCTAGAACTCGCCAGCGTCAAGATCAGCAGCAGTCTCTTCGACAGTTCGAGGTTTGGCAATTTCAGCCTGTCTCTTTCAATCTTGTTCTTTAGAACCGCCGGTGACGTTCCAGTCTTTAGCGGCGACAAGACCGATGGCGACAAGCGCGTTCTGGAGATCAACCCAGTTCACGTCTTTGGTCTGCCAAGCATGAAACAGCACCGACAGCAGCGTTAGAATGCCGGGAATTGTGGTCATCCAGTTAGCTAACATTTTAGCTCCTTTTAGTTACATGGCCGCGACGTGCTATCACGGGCGATACATTCGTAATACTTCAGATCGGCGCAGCCTGTCAGCGCGAGCATAAGTCCCGCACAACAGCATAAACGTCGTTTATCCGATTGGCCCAGCCACGCCCAAAGGTAGCCCATGTCGGTAGTCCTTTTAAGAATCCAAGCCGCATGTCGGTCAGGCGAACGCCAAGATAGGCTTTAGCGGCGGCGATTGTCTTCGGGCCGATCTGGCCGTCCTGCGTGACGCCGACCATAGACTGAAGGTATTTAGACGCGCGGCTGACGCCGCTGTTGACCGCGAAATCGAACACGGCAAAGTCCAGCCCGTCTGGTAAATCGTCGCCCCGGATCTTGTCCCAATACTCCTGACGATAGATCGCCGCGACTTCCGAATCAGCAATCTGAAACACGTCTTTCTGGCTAAGTCCGTGCTTGGCCCGCCACGCGTTATAGGTGTTCTGCGTGACGCCGTAGGCAGTCCGGCCGCCAGGGTCACGCGGATCATCGACCTTGCCGCCCTCGTAGCGCAGTGTCGCCTTCAACGCAGCGTCGTAGTTCTCTTTCATCGGTCGGCCTTCGTGCTGAGAAGATCCCGTATGCGGTCGAGGCGCTCAAATACTTGGTTCAAGGTCGAGTTAAACTCTTCGCGGGTGATATAGCGCCCGGCTACCAGCACTTCGATGTTGCCGACCTTTTCCGCCAGATCCTTGTCGGCTTCCTGTAGATCCTTTACAGCCGCCCAGACGGTGTTGAGCGTCCAGCCGCCCAGCACGCCGATCACGCCGATAGCCACGTCAAAAAGAACTTGATATTCGACCATAATTATCTTGCCATCGCGTTGACGCCCTGCGTCATTATCGGGAACGCCAGTGAGCCATATGTCGGCGTAAACGGCACGGCCGTCGGAGCGCCACGCGTCATCGCCGCGACATTACCCGCCGCACGACGAGCCAGCATATTACGCGCAGCTCGGCCAGCCGCGCCACCAAGCGCCGCAGTGCCAGCGCCGTAGAAGGCATACGGGTCGTCGCTAGAATAGCCATAACCCCCCACGAGAGCTTGCGTCGCCAACATGCCAGGGCTGCGAGACGGCGCGAAACGACTAAAGAGATTAGCTATGGTTGATCCTTCTTCACCTTTGGCGATACGACGAATCATTGTCTGTTCATCAGGCGTAAACTTGCGCATACGGCCTTCGTTTTTCGCCAGCGAGCGGAATTGCGATTCGATATTTTCCGCCGAACCGCCGCTAAGACCGGCATTGTTTATGAGGCGCTCAATCTCCGCGCTCTTCGACATCATGCGGTAATCTTTAATACCGGACATGAGCGCGTCAGCGGCTTCTTTGGCGTCAGCACCAACAGCGTTCCGCTCGTTTGTGATGAAATCGTCTAGCTTGTCTGTGAGAATGCCGGCCATACGGCGCACATCTTTTTCTTTGTCACCGCGCAAAACGCCCAGCATCTGCCGCGCGTTATGTAGTCTCTCGATAGTCAATGGCTGGCTGTCTAGGTCTTTAAGCTTATTGATGGCAACTCTGACATCAGCGAATTTGCTGAAATCTGGGTCATATCCCTTAAGCCCGGACTCAAGACCAGACGCAAAAGACTGATACGCGGTCGGGTCATACTGCACGCCGAGAGACGTCGCACGTTCAAACGACTGCGATGCACGTTCGCCAAGCGCCTCAGTGGATGGCGGCTTGCCGAATAATCTCATGCCACCGCGTTGCGCCGCCGTAACGCCTGATTCAACACCGCGTTGAAGCGCTGCCGCGCCGCGCGCTCCAGCCAATCCGCCGACAAGGCTAGTGGCCAACAAAGCACGCGGATCTTCAACGCCCATCTGTTCCGCGCGAACAGGCGCGGCCGCAGCCGCTGCGCCGGCTCCAGCTTGAGCGAGTGGACGTTCACCCATAACCGCTAGAACATTTTTAATGGCCCCAGGCGCGACGCGGCGCGCAAATATGTTAGCCGCGCCCGCGCCAGTCATTGCTTCGCCAGCGCCGCCGATTGCTGCCGCTGCCAATTCTTCTTTCTGCGTGCGGGGCTTAAATGATTCTGGCGTCAGATATGGGCGCGCAATTTCAGACGGCGTGCGAACCGGTTGACCGCCAAAACGCGGCGCTGCGATATTATATAGAGTGGTGGCTAAATCAGCCACTTCTAACGCGGCTGGCGCGGCCACCATACCGGCTGGCCCGGCTACCATGCCGCCCAAACCGGCCGCTGCCGCAAGCGGCGCGAGTTCTCTAGCGCCGACTTCTGCCGCACGGCGCGCTGTTAAACCTTCGTCCCATTGAACCTTAGAGGGGTCAATAGTTTCAGTCCATTGAATCTTAGACGGATCAATCGGCATAATCTATGGTTCCGTCGCTATACTGAACAACCGGACGACCGTTATAAGTCCCACGCTTGACGATAGAACGTTGCGCGGGCGCAGCGGCAGCAGCAGGGGCAGCGGCGGCCGGCGCTTCTTCGGGCATTTTAATTTTACCTGAACCGTAGCGCGACGACATGTCGCTGACAATAGAGCGGATAGACTCAATCGACATTGTGGGGTCGCCTAGCCTTTCCAGTGCTGTCTTTAACTCAAAGTTAGAGTCCAGTTCTTTAGACGTTTGGCCCGTGGCTTCTTTGATGTCCTGAAGAAGCTGGCCGCGCAAAGCCAAAATACGGTTTCGTTTGTCTTGCGCCTTAGACCCACGCGCTCTTTCTACTTCCTGCCCCAAGGTTGTACCGCTAAAATACGTTCCTATGGTGCCTAAAGGATCAGCGCCAGCTTTTTC